ATGTCGGAGCCGGAGGGGCGCTCGACCTTGACGAGGCCCGAGCTGAGATCGGGCGCCGCCTGGCTTGCCTCCGCGGCGCCGGAGGAGGTGGATGAGTTCCTGTCGGGGTTGAGCCGGAACGCGCTTCTGGCCCTGCCCTGGGTGTTCGAGTTCTGGGCGTTGCCGCACCAGTTGCCGCCGCGCGGGGCCTGGAAGACCTGGGTCATCATGGGCGGGCGCGGTGCCGGAAAGACCCGGGCGGGGGCGGAATGGGTGCGGGCGCAGGTGGAAGGTGCGGGACCTGCGGACCCCGGCAAGTGCAGGCGGGTGGCACTGGTCGGTGAGACGGTCGATCAGGTGCGCGACGTGATGGTGTTGGGGGAAAGCGGGATCGTGGCCTGTTCTCCGCCCGACCGGAAGCCGGAGTGGCTGGCCTCGAAGAACCAGCTTCTGTGGCCGAACGGGGCGATGGCGCAGGTGTTCTCGGCCCATGAGCCCGAGGCGATGCGGGGGCCGCAGTTCGATGCGGCCTGGGCGGATGAGCTGGGCAAGTGGAAGAAGGGGGCGGAAGCTTGGGACCAGTTGCAGTTCGCCTTGCGGCTGGGCAGGAACCCGCAGCAGGTGGTGACGACGACGCCGCGCAATGTGGCGGTGCTGAAGGCGATCCTGAAGAACCCCTCGACGGTCATCACCCATGCGCCGACCGAGGCGAACCGGGCCTATCTGGCGGAAAGTTTCCTCGCCGAGGTGCAGACGCGCTATGGGGGCACGCGGTTCGGGCGGCAGGAGCTGATGGGCGAGCTTCTGGAAGAGGCCGAGGGGGCCTTGTGGACCGCCGCGATGCTCGAGGCGGCGCGGGTGGACGAGGTGCCGCATGTCAGTAGGATCGTGGTGGCGGTGGACCCTCCGGTCACGTCGATGAAGTCGAGCGACGAGTGCGGGATCGTGGTCGTCGGCGCGGACACGCGCGGCGAGCCGAAGGATTGGCGCGCGGTGGTGCTGGAGGATGCCTCGGTAAAGGGCGCCACGCCGGAGGGCTGGGCGCGGGCGGCGCTGGCGGCGATGGAGCGGCATGGCGCGGATCGGCTGGTGGCCGAGGTGAACCAGGGCGGCGATCTGGTGGAGCGGCTGGTCAGGATGATCGACCCGCTGGTGCCGTTCCGGGCGGTCCATGCGACACGGTCGAAGATGCTCAGGGCCGAGCCAGTGGCGGCACTTTATGAGCAGGGACGGGTCAGGCATGTGCGGGGCCTTGGCGCCCTGGAAGAGCAGATGGGCAGGATGACGGCGGTGGGCTGGCAGGGCGCGGGGTCTCCGGACCGGCTGGATGCGCTGGTGTGGGCGCTGACCGACCTGATGCTGGCCCCGTTGCATGGCGGCCGCCCCAGCGTTCGGTCGCTTTAGCGGATCTAGGGAATTGGCGGGTCATATGGCCGGGCGCATCAGGCAGCCCGGACGGTCGGGCGCTGCCCGGGGCATGAAGGAGCGCGAGATGGTGTTCGATTTTCTGCGGAAAGCGCCGGTTCAGGCGGTTCCGGAACGCAAGGCAAGTGCCGTGGGTCGGGTGATCGCCTGGGGCAATGCGGGCCGCGTGGCCTGGAGCCCGCGCGACACCGCAAGCCTGACGCGGACGGGCTTTCAGGGCAACCCGGTGGGCTTTCGCGTCGTGCGGCTGATCGCCGAGGCGGCGGCGGCGCTGCCGCTGGTCTGCCAGACGACGGAGCAGCGGTTCGATACGCATCCAGTGCTGGACCTGATCTCGCGGCCCAATGGCGCGCAGGGCAGGGCGGAGTTCCTGGAGGCGGTCTATGGCTATCTGCTCCTATCCGGGAACGCCTATGTCGAGGCGGTGCCGGGGGTGGGCGCGATGCCGGCCGAGTTGCATGTGCTGCGGTCGGACCGGATAAACCTGGTCCCCGGCGCGGATGGCTGGCCGGTGGCCTATGACTATACGGTCAGCGGGCGCACGCATCGCTATGACGTGACCGGCGAGATGAGCCCGATCTGCCATCTGAAGACCTTCCATCCGCAGGACGACCATTACGGCTTTTCGCCGATGCAGGCGGCGGCGGTGGCGGTGGACGTGCACAACAGCGCGTCCTCCTGGTCGAAGGCCCTTCTGGACAACGCGGCGCGGCCCTCGGGGGCGATCGTCTACAAGGGCGCGGACGGAGCTGCGAGCCTGTCGCAGGACCAGTATGACCGGCTGGTGTCCGAGATGGAGGCGCACCATCAGGGCGCGCGCAATGCGGGGCGGCCGATGCTGCTGGAAGGGGGACTCGACTGGAAACCGATGGGGTTCAGCCCCAGCGACATGGAGTTCCAGAAGACCAAGGAGGCAGCGGCCCGGGAGATCGCGATTGCCTTCGGTGTGCCGCCAATGCTGCTGGGGATTCCTGGCGACGCCACCTACTCCAACTACCAGGAGGCGAACCGGGCCTTCTACCGGCTGACCGTGCTGCCGCTGGCGACGAAGGTCATGGCAGATCTTGCGCACTGGCTGTCGGGGTTCGCCGGTGAAGCGGTGGATCTGAAGCCTGACCTTGACCAGGTGCCTGCGCTGGCGGCGGAGCGGGATCAGCTTTGGGCGCGGGTTGGGGCCTCGGACTTTCTGACTGTCGCAGAGAAGCGGATGCTGCTGGGTCTCCCGAAGCTGGCGGAGGAGGAATGACGACCAGGCGCGGGGAAGGCGGGTCACGCTTTGTCTACGACAGCTTCGATGCGGCTGCGGCGCGGATCGAGGCGAACGAGCGGGTGGCGAACGAACGCTGGGCGGGCCTTGAGTATCGGCTTGGGCTGATCGAGGCGACGCTGGAGCGGCTGGAGAAACGGATCTGGGTCGGCGTCTATGGTGTGGCGGCGTTCCTGTTGGCGCAGATGGCCGAGACGGTCATCAGGGCAGCGATGAGGTGAGGCGATGAGTGATTACGGGGCGCCCGAGCGCAAGTTCCACCGGCCCGAGGCGGGGTTGGTGGTCAGCGATGGTCATGTGGTGGAGGGGTATGCGTCGCTTTTCGGCAAGGCCGACCAGGGCGGCGATATCGTGCAGAAGGGTGCCTATGCGGCGAGCCTCAAGCGGCTGGTGGCCAAGGGAGGGCGGGTCAAGATGCTGTGGCAGCATGATCCCGGCCAACCCATCGGCGTCTGGGACGAGGTGCGCGAGGATGGCACGGGCCTGTGGGTCAAGGGGCGGATACTGACCGAGGTGGAGAAGGGCCGTGAAGTAGCGGCTCTGGTCCAGGCGGGGGCGATCGACGGGCTGTCCATCGGCTACCGCACGGTCAAGGCGGAACGCGACGGCAAGGGCAAGCGCCTCTTGTCGGAGCTGGAGCTTTGGGAGGTGTCGCTGGTGACCTTCCCGATGCTTCCCGAGGCGCGGGTCGCGGCCAAGGCGGATGCACTGGACGACGACTGGCGCGACATGGCGGCGGTCTTCGAGGACGCGCGCCGGGCGCTATCGGAGCGGTAGCCCCCCATCCCCTCCCCGCCAGGGCGAGGGGTGGCGCGGTGGGTCCGCGTCCCGACTGCTTGAAACCGAAGAGGAAACGACGATGACCGAGACGAAGGCTCGAGCCGGGGAAGGTTTGTCCCAGGCTCAGACTCCGGCCGCCGAGGCGAAGGCGGCCATGACCGGGTTCCTGACTGAGTTCAATCGCTTTCAGGACGAAGTGAAATCCAAGCTGAAACATCAGGAAGAGCGACTGACCATGCTGAACGCAAAGACGATGTCCTATGGCCGCCCGGCGCTTTCGGCCCGTGCGGAGATCGAGGCCCCGCATCAGAAGGCGTTCAACGCCTATCTGCGGACCGGCGACGATGACGGCCTGCGTGGCCTGACGCTGGAAGGCAAGGCGATGTCCACCGCCGTGGCGGCCGACGGTGGCTACCTGGTCGATCCGCAGACCTCGGAGCGCATCCAGTCGATGCTGATGTCCACCTCGTCGCTGCGCTCGATCGCCAATGTCGTGCAGGTCGAGGCCACGTCCTTCGATGTGATCGTGGACCGTTCCGAGGTCGGTTCGGGCTGGGCCACCGAAGCCGCGGCGACGACCGAGACCGCGACCCCGATCATCGAGCGCATCTCGATCAAGCTGCACGAGCTGGCGGCGATGCCGAAAGCCTCGCAGCGCCTGCTGGACGACAGCGCCTTCGACGTCGAGGGCTGGCTGGCCGAGAAGATTGCCACCCGCTTCATCCGCGCCGAGGCCGCGGCCTTCATCAACGGCGACGGCGTGGACAAGCCGAAGGGCATCCTCCTGCCCGCCAAGGTGGCGAATGCGACCTGGACCTGGGGCAACATCGGCTATGTCCCGACCGGCGCGGCGTCGGACTTCGCCACCACTAACCCGGCGGACTGCATCGTCGAGCTGGTCTATGCGCTGGGTGCGGACTACCGCGCGAACGGCACCTTCGTGATGAACTCGAAGACCGTGGGCGCGGTGCGCAAGATGAAGGATGCGGACGGCCGGTTCCTCTGGTCTGACGGCCTGGCGGCGGGCGAGCCCTCGCGCCTGATGGGCTATCCGGTCGTGGTGTCCGAGGACATGCCGGATGTGGCGGCCAACGCCTATCCGATCGCCTTCGGCGACTTCCGCGCCGGCTACACCATCGCCGAGCGTCCCGACCTGCGGATCCTGCGCGACCCGTTCTCGGCCAAGCCCAACGTCCTGTTCTACGCCAGCAAGCGCGTGGGCGGCGACATCACCGACTATGCGGCGATCAAGTTGCTGAAGGTCGCCGTGTCGTGATGCTGCGGCCCGGTCCCCGCGATGGGGGCCGGGCCTTCCCCGAGCCTTGCAATCCCGAAAGGCCCGGCCGCGGGCGGAGATTGAGCCATGATGTTGACCGAAGAAACCCCGGTGCCGTCCGCGGCCCTGCCGGTGGAAGAGATGAAGGACCATCTGCGGATGGGATCGGGCTTTGCCGATGACGCCATGCAGGACGGGCTGATCGAGACCTATCTTCGCGCCGCGATGGCCGCGATCGAGGCCCGGATCGGCAAGATGCTGTTCCAGCGCCGGTTCCTGTGGGTGCTCGACGCCTGGCGCGATGCCGAGCAGGCGCTGCCGGTCGCTCCGGTGGCGGGGATCGCGAGCCTGACCCTGGTCGATGCGGCGGGGGCGGAAACCATTGTCCCGCCGGCAAGCTATCGCCTGGTCAAGGACACGCATCGGCCCCGGCTGGCGGGGAGGGGGACCGCGCTGCCGACGATCCCGACCGACGGTGCGGTGAAAGTGGTTTTCGACGCAGGCTTCGGGGCTGCCTGGACCGACATTCCGGTGGATCTGCGGCAGGCGGTGCTGCTGCTGGCCGGCGAGTATTACGAGCATCGCCATGACGACGGTGCCCAGACTGCCGGATTGCCCTTCGGAGTGGTGACGCTGATCGAACGCTGGCGCACGGTGCGGATCCTCGTCGGGGGCAGGACATGAACGCGCCCCACCTGAACCGTGCGCTGGTGCTGGAGGGCGTCGTCAGAACCCCGGATGGTGCGGGCGGCTTCACCGAAGCCTGGACGCTCCTGGGCACCCTCTGGGCCGAGGTGCTGCCCGGTTCCGGCAGCGACACGTTGGGCGAGGAGCGGATGCTGTCGGCGGTGCCCTACCGGATCACGGTGCGGGCCGCCCCGGCGGGGTCTCCGTCGCGCCCGAAGGCCGGGCAGCGGTTGCGAGAGGGAACCCGGCTGTTCCTGATCCAGGCGGTGACCGAGCGGGACCAGTTCGGCCGCTATCTGACCTGTTTTGCCCGCGAGGAGGTGCCGAAATGAGCTATGGAGCAGCCCCCGCCTTGCAGACGGCCGTATTCCAGCGGCTGTCGGGCTGGCCCGCGCTGGTCGGAGTTCCGATCCACGACGCGGTGCCGCCGAACGTCACCGGGACCTTCGTGCTGATCGGCCCGGAAGAGACACGCGACCAGTCCGACAAGTCCGGTCCGGGTGCCGAGCATCAGCTGGTGATCAGCGTGATCACCGATGCCACGGGCTTTCTGTCGATAAAGACGATCGCCGCCGACATCTCGGACGCGCTGATCGGGGCGCCCCTCGCGCTGAGCCGCGGCGCTCTGGTCAGCCTGTTCTTTCTGCGGGCCAGTGCCCGCCGGATCGAAGAGGGCGAAACCAGACGCATCGACCTGACCTTCCGGGCGCGGGTCCAACTCTGACGCCACCTGAAACCATCTGACGGAGAGCGAACATGGCTGTGCAAAGCGGCAAGGATCTGCTGATCAAGATCGACCAGACGGGGGACGGCCAGTTCGTCACCATCGCGGGGCTGAGGGCCACGCGGATCAGCTTCAACACGGAGTCGGTGGACGTCACGAGCCTGGAAAGTCAGGGCGGTTGGCGCGAGCTTCTCGCCGGGGCGGGTGTCAAGTCGGCCGTCATATCGGGCTCGGGCGTGTTCCGGGACGAGGCGACCGACGAACGCGCCCGGCAGGTGTTCTTCAATGGCGAGATCCCGGATTTCCAGGTGGTGATCCCGAGCTTCGGCGTGATCGAGGGGCCTTTCCAGATCACCTCGATCGAATATTCGGGCAGCCATAACGACGAGGCCAGCTACGAGATGGCGATGGCCTCGGCCGGCGCCCTGACCTTCACGGCGCTCTGACATGGCGAACCCCTGGGCAGGCGAAGTCGCGATTGTCCTGGATGGGCAACGTCATCTGGCCAAGCTCACGCTGGGAGCCCTGGCCGAGCTGGAAGGGGCGCTGGAGGCTGGCTCGCTGCTGGACCTGGTGCAGCGGTTCGAGGAGCGGCGGTTTTCCACACGAGACGTCCTTGCGTTGATCGTGGCGGGGCTGCGCGGCGGCGGTTGGCAGGGCACGGCGGCCGACCTCCTGCGGGTCGAGATCGGCGGCGGTCCGGTCGAGGCGGCACGGGCGGCGGCCGAGTTGCTGGCGCGGGCCTTTGCGCTGCCGCAAGAGCCATGAGCGCCGGCGCGCGCGGGATCGACTGGCGCGGGCTGCTTCAGGCCGGCCTCCACGGGCTGAGGCTGGAGCCTGCGGTGTTCTGGCGTCTGACGCCGGTGGAGTTGCGGATCATGCTGGGGCGGGAAGGTCTGGTCCCGCCCCTGACACGCGCGCGGTTGGCCGAACTGGCCGCCGCGTTCCCGGATGTGAGGAAGGAAGAACGCGATGGCGGATATCGGAACGATGCAGGAGCAGCTCCAGGCGCTTGAGGCGCAGCTGGGGTCATCGGTGTCGATGGTGGCGGCATTCGATGGCGAGCTTGCCCGGATGCGGGAGACGATGATCTTCACCGGCCGCGAGGTGAATACCCTGTCGAGCGGGATCAGTGGCGGCCTGCGGAAAGCCTTCGACGGGCTGGTCTTCGACGGCATGAAGCTGAACGACGCCCTGAAGACCGTCGCCAGCACCATCTTGGACACGGTGTATTCCATTGCGATGAGGCCGGTGACTGGCGCCCTTGGCGGATTCCTCGCGCAGGGCGTGGCTGGCCTGATGGGGGCAGGGATGCCCTTTGCCAAGGGCGGAGCCTTCAGCCAGGGCAAGGTGATGCCCTTTGCCAAGGGAGGGATCGTCGGCGCCCCGACCACATTTCCAATGCGCAGCGGCATCGGACTGATGGGGGAGGCCGGTCCCGAGGCGATCATGCCGCTGGCGCGGGGGCCGGATGGTCGGCTTGGCGTGCAATCCGCCGGCGGCCGGGCAGTCAATGTCGTGATGAACATCACGACGCCTGACGTCCAGGGCTTTCAGCGCAGTCAGGCCCAGGTCGCGGCGCAGGTAAGCCGGGCGCTGGCGCGCGGACAACGGAACCGGTGAGGTAGAGACATGGCCTTTCATGAAATACGCTTTCCAGCGAACCTGAGCTTCGGCTCGGTCGGGGGGCCGGAGCGCCGCACCGAAATCGTCACGCTGGCCAACGGCTTCGAGGAGCGCAACACGCCCTGGCAGCATTCCCGCCGGCGCTACGACGCGGGAGTCGGGCTGCGGTCGCTGAACGATGTCGAGACCCTGATTGCGTTTTTCGAGGCGCGGGCCGGACAGTTGCACGGGTTCCGCTGGAAGGACTGGTCCGATTACAAGTCTTGCGCCCCGCTTTCGACCCCGGCGCCGGACGACCAGCTTGTCGGCATCGGGGATGGCGTGACGACGGTCTTCCGCTTGTCCAAGACCTATGTGTCCGGCCTGCAAAGCTACACGAGACCGATCCTGAAGCCCGTCGAAGGAACCGTTCTGGTCGCGATCGAGGGCGACCAGAAGATCGAGGGCCTCGAGTTTTCGGTGAATTCTGCTACAGGCGAGGTCACCTTCGTGCTTCCGCCAGACCTCGGCACCCGGATCACCGCGGGCTTCGAATTCGACGTGCCCGTTCGTTTCGACACGGACACGATCCAGACTTCGGTTGCGTCGTTTCAGGCGGGTGATGTGCCCACCGTTCCCGTGGTGGAGATCCGGCTATGACGCGGGAAGCCTTGCTGGACCATCTGGCCGGCGGCACGACGACCGTCTGCCGCGCCTGGACCCTCCGGCGCCGCGACGGCACCATTCTCGGGTTCACCGACCACGACCGCGAAATCGTGGTTGATGGCGTCTTGTGCCGCGCCGATACCGGGATAACGGCCCGGGTGCTGCAACAGACCACCGGCCTGTCGGTCGACAACACCGAAGCCTTCGGCGCGCTCAGTGCCGCTTCGATCTCGGAAGCGGATCTGCTGGCCGGTCGCTTCGACGGGGCAGAGGTTCGCGCCTATCTGGTCAACTGGCAGCACCCGGATGATTTCATCGAGCAGTTCCGCGGCTATCTGGGGGAAATCACCCGGTCCAGTGGTGCCTTCAAGGCCGAACTGCGCGGTCTGAGCGAGCGGCTGAACCGGCCGCACGGCATGGCCTATACGCCGCTCTGCTCTGCCGTGCTGGGCGACAGCCGATGCCGGTTCGACCTGGACCAGCCTGGCTTTACCGTCACCGCAACCGTGGAGAGCGTGCATGACGGCATCGGATTTGTTCTTTCCGGTGTCACCGCGTTCGACGACCACTGGTTCGAGGGCGGACGGTTCGAGGTCCGTTCGGGTGCGGCTTCCGGCCTGGTCGGCGTTGTCAAGAATGACCGGCAGGACAGCACCGGGCGCAGGATCGACCTTTGGCAGTCGATTTCGGCCGAAGTCATCACAGGGGACATGGTCACCTTGCGCGCCGGCTGCGACAAGCGGCCTGCGACCTGCCGCCTCAAGTTCTCCAATTTCCTGAATTTCCGAGGTTTTCCGCATATTCCCGGAGAAGACTGGCTGGCTTCCTATCCAGTTCCCGACCGACCTGCCGGCGGGCCCCGCAGCGTTGGCGGGGGTGGCCCATGACCGTCTCGCAGGCTGTTCTGGCCGAGGCGAGGCTCTGGATGGGAACGCCTTATCAGCATCAGGCGAGCGTCCGCGGCGCAGGAACCGATTGCCTTGGTCTGCTTCGGGGAATCTGGCGAAGACTCTATGGCGAAGAGCCCGAACCGGTCCCTCCCTATACCGAGGATTGGGCGGAGCCGGACCACCGGGAGCTCTTGCTGGCTGCTGCAAGCAGGTGGCTGCGGGTCAAGGATCCCGCAGACGCCGCAGAGGGCGACGTTCTGCTGTTCCGGATGCGGGAGGGGAGCATCGCCAAGCACCTGGGCGTGCAATCCGCTGTCGGGGCGCATCCGAAGTTCATTCACTCTTACACGGGTCACGGCGTGGTCGAAAGTTCGCTTTCCATGCCGTGGCAGCGCCGGATCGTGGCGCGATTCTGCTTTCCAGAAGGAGCCAGATGAATGGCGACGCTGCTTCTTTCCGCCGCCGGGGCTGCGGTTGGTGCCGGTTTTGGCGGATCCGTCCTTGGACTTTCAGGGGCGGTAATCGGACGGGCGATCGGCGCAACCATCGGCCGTGCAATCGACCAGCGCGTCCTTGGCGTCGGGTCGGAACCGGTCGATGTGGGACGGATCGAGCGGCTGCGCCTGACCGGGGCAGGGGAAGGAGCTCCGATTGGCCGGATCTGGGGAAGGATGCGGGTCGCGGGGCAGGTGATCTGGGCAACCGAATTCGTCGAGACCGTGCGCCGCCGCCGGACGGGGAAGGGGGCTCCGAAGCCCAAGGTGAACGAATACAGCTACTCGGTCAGCCTCGCTATCGGACTGTGCGAGGGCGAGATCCTGCGTGTCGGCCGCATCTGGGCGGACGGGAACGAAATCTCGGCGCTGGACCTGAACATGCGCGTCTATCCGGGAAGCGAAACGCAATTGCCCGATCCGTTGATCGAGGCGGTGGAGGGCGCGGGGCTGGCTCCTGCCTATCGTGGACTGGCCTATGTCGTGATCGAGGGGCTGGAGCTTTCGTCCTATGGCAACCGGGTGCCACAATTCAGTTTCGAAGTGGTCCGGGCCGCGCAGGGGGCTGCCGCGACCCTCGATCAGATCATTCGTGGCGTGGCGCTGATCCCCGGCACCGGGGAATACGGGCTGGCCACGACGCCGGTTCATTATGCCGAAGGTCCCGGGCGCAACCGGAGCGCGAACGTCCATTCGCCTTCGGGCAAGACCGACTTTGCGACCAGCTTCGAGCAACTGCAGCAGGAACTGCCGGCGGCCAATGCCGTATCCCTGGTCGTTTCCTGGTTTGGTGACGACCTGCGATGCGCATCCTGCACCATACGGCCGAAGGTCGAGCAAACCCTGCTGGACGGTGTCGGCATGCCGTGGCGGTCCGGCGGCATTTCGCGCGCGCAGGCACAAGTGGTGCCAAAGGTCGAAGGGGTGTCGATCTATGGTGGGACACCGTCGGATGCATCAGTGATCGAAGCGATCCGCGCGATGCGGACTGCCGGCAAGGATGTCATGTTCTATCCGTTCATCCTGATGGATCAGGTTTCCGGCAATACCCTGCCTGATCCCTGGACGGGTGCCCTGACCCAGCCAGCATTGCCATGGCGGGGAAGAGTGACGCTTTCGACGGCCCCCGGACGCCCCGGATCGCCGGATCGCACGACTGCCGCTGAAGCGGAGGTTGCTGCCTTCTTCGGGACAGCCCTGCCGTCACACTTCACGGTCAACGGCGAGACCGTGATATATTCCGGCCCGAATGAATGGGGCCTTCGTCGGTTCATTCTGCACTACGCGCATCTCTGCGTTGCAGCCGGCGGAGTCGAGTCTTTCTGCATCGGCTCCGAAATGCGTTCGCTGACCCAGATCCGTGGTGCGGGCGATTCCTTCCCTGCCGTCGCGGCGCTTCGTGCGCTTGCGGCAGATGTCAGGTCGATCCTGGGACCCGGGGTCAAGATCAGCTATGCGGCAGACTGGTCAGAGTACTTCGGCTATCATGCCGACGGCAGCGTCTACTTCCATCTTGACCCGCTTTGGGCCGACCCGAACATCGATTTCATCGGCATCGACAATTACATGCCCCTGTCGGATTGGCGTGATGGCGAAGATCATGCGGATGCAGATTTCGGATCGATCTACAATCCGCTCTACTTGACGGCAAACATTGCCGGCGGAGAGGGGTTCGACTGGTATTACGACGGCGCAGAGGGGGCGCTTGCCCAGCGCAGGCTGCCGATTAGGGATGACGCATACGGAGAGCCTTGGGTCTTCAGGTACAAGGATATGCGGTCCTGGTGGTCGAACCTTCACCATGATCGGCTGGATGGCGTCCGATCTTCTGTTCCGTCGAGCTGGATTCCCGAAATGAAGCCGATCCGGTTCACGGAATATGGCTGCGCGGCGGTTGACAAGGGCAGCAACCAGCCAAACAAGTTCGTGGACACCAAGTCCTCGGAATCCGGTCTGCCTGCCTGGTCAAACGGGCGGCGGGACGACCTGATCCAGATGCAATATCTGATCGCGATGTCGTCTTTCTGGTCCGATGAGGGCAACAACCCGGTGTCCTCGATCTACGCTGGTCCGATGATCGACACAGAGCATGCCTACGCCTGGGCTTGGGACGCTCGCCCTTTCCCCGAGTTTCCCGGACAGATCGATGTCTGGAGTGACGGAGCAAACTACACCCGCGGTCACTGGCTGAATGGCAGGGCATCAAACCAGCCGCTTTCGGCAGTCGTAGCCGAAGTCTGCCGGGGCTCAGGCGTCGAGGCAATTGATGTCCGATCGCTCTTTGGGTTGGTACGCGGCTACCAGCAGGCTGACCTGACGACCGGACGGGCAACGCTGCAGCCCTTGATGCTGGCCCTTGGGTTCGATGCGTTCGAGCGCGAGGGTCGCATTGTTTTTCGCAACCGGACTGCGCGGATACAAGCCACAATCACGGAGGACGACCTCGCCCTTTCGCCAGATGTGGACGGTCGAATCGAGGCAACGCGGCTTGGGGAATCCGAGACCGCAGGCCTGATCCGCCTTGGGTATGTGGACGCGCAATCGAGCTACGAAGTCCGTGCCGTCGAGACTCGATACCCCCAGGATGAATCGGCTTCGGTTTCGCAGAGCGACCTGCCCCTGGCCCTGACCAGACTTGAGGCCCTGGGGGTGGTGGAACGCTGGATGGCCGAAGCCCGGGTCGCTCGCGACACTCTTCGCTTTGCCTTGCCGAAATCTCGGCTCGCCCTCGGGGCCGGCGATGTCTTCGGCTATTCGGGGCGCCGGTTCCGGGTCGATCGGGTCGAGCAGGCGGAAGGTCAGATCCTCGAGGCTGTGCGCGTCGAGCCCGGAACATTGCTGCCGTCCAGCCGAGCGGATGAGACGATTTCCGTCCGGCCCTATGTGGCACCCGTGCCGGTCCTTCCTGTGTTCCTGGACTTGCCGCTGCTGACAGGAGAGGAAGTGCCGCACGCCCCGCATGTTGCTGTGGCGGCCCAACCGTGGCCTGGATCGGTCGCCGTCTGGTCCTCGAACGAGGATGCCGGTTATGAGATCAACCGTCTGATCGGTGCGTCGGCTATCGTTGGGGTAACCGAGTCACCCTTGACCGCCCACCGACCAGGTCTGTGGGACAACGGTCCGCCGCTGCGCGTCAGGATTGTTGGCGGCGAGCTCTCCTCTGTTTCCGCTACTTCGGTTTTGAATGGGGCAAATGCCTTGGCGATTGGCGACGGTAGCGTCGCCAACTGGGAGATCATCCAGTTCAGGGACGCCCAACTTGTCGCTCCGGACATTTACGAACTCTCATGCCGACTTCGCGGACAACTCGGGACTGACGGAACGGTGCCAGAAGTCTGGCCGGTCGGAAGCACGGTCGTGCTGCTCGACATGACGGTCGCTCAGATCGACCTGGCAACCTCGGCGAGGGGCCTTGCCAGGTTCTATCGTGTCGGCCTCGCAGCGCGCGGTTACGATGACCCCAACGTGGTCACGCGTGTGGAAGCATTCAGCGGTATTGGCCTGCGACCGTATCCTGTCGCGCATCTGCGGTATTCGGATCAGTCAGGAGACCTCAAGTTTACCTGGAAGCGAAGGACCCGGATCGACGGAGATAGCTGGCAGTCCGCAGAAGTTCCTTTGGGAGAAGAGTTGGAAGCCTACCTCGTGCGGATCACCCTGGGGGCAGCAAACGTTGCCGAGTATGGCGTCAGTTCGCCCGAGTTCACCTATACGTCCACCATGCGGGCCCTGGACGGAGTCACCGGCGCGTTCGACGTCTCGGTCGCCCAGGTGTCGCAGCGTTTCGGCGCAGGACCATTCCGGAAAATCGGCGTCGCCATGTGA